TGCCTGTGTACTGGTGTTGCTCTGTGTGCACCTCCCTTATCGTGCAACACATATCCTTGGGGTAGCGGGGGGTTGAGGTGGCCCCTGGTCTCCTTGCCGCCAAGTCAGCTCTACAACTTACGTCGCAAAAGCTGCTGGGCAACCACCGGAGGGATACAAGTGGTTGGCCCAGTCGAAGTTTGGCTCTCCACAATCTGCAGTGGACAACCTGAATCATCACCGACATCTTCCTCTTTTTGAGAGGACAACATGGAGAGTTGCAATTGAAGACGGTCTAACCGTGCTTCAAGTGACTCGGCCACAAGGGTTGTTGGTGTAACCTTGCAAACGAGAATAACAACTCCATTGAGGTCGGTGGCAGAATTGTATGGCATCGGTATATTAACCGACGCTAGTCCCGACCCGACTACCACTGCGACCTGATGCGTGTAACCATGCATTGTTCCGTCGGTATTCAGTAACGTACCAACGTTGAGCGAGTCCAGTTTGGAATCAAGCCCTGCATGTGTAACATCAAGTAGAGGGAAGGTGCACCCTGAAAGCAGGGAGCCTTTGACGAGTGGGTTGAAGTATTGAGTGGGTCCCTTCGACCTAGTTGAAATGATGAAGGTCGACCCCATACACTCCTGTGGGAACGTTATGTGCAAACGCGCATTATCGTCAGCTCCAGAAGCATCGAGGGTAAAGGGACGCATGCCAGCGTAGGCCTGTGAAGTGAGCAATGGCCCATCGCCAGTAGTAGTGATGTATTTGAGGCGAGCACCCTGGGGAACGGTGTCAGCCTCGAGGATGGGACGCGAAAACCGGTCGTGTGATGTAACCCACAACTCACCGATAGCGTTGCCATCCTGTTGCTGACCCTCCGTCGCAATGGTGGTCGTACAGTGAATGGACAAACGCGCGTCGCCGCGCGTCGATGCCACGTCGACCAGACCGGGAACAACGTACTTGTTAGCCACGATGTTCCGCTTAGGATCGCACTCGATAGGGTGCATCTGATCGGCGTAAGGCACGCCACTCGTACTGAACTCAGCGGCTTCCATGGACCGCTTACTAGTGAAATTATTGTCATAGCAATCATAATCAGACGCCATGACTACCACGCCCATGCCCGAGGACAGTGTGCCTACTGCGGCCGCACTAGTGCTCTTGTATTCAAACACCATGCCCATGAGGTCGTATTCCTCGAACAATTGCGAGAGGTTGGACAGCCATGGGTGTAGCAGTGGGTTTCCTGGGTTGACGTAGAACGTGCGAGCATTGAAGCCCACGGAAGAGTATATATTACCTACAAACTCCCGGTGGGCTATGGTGACATCACTACCGACGCCAGTGCTCGTAAACAACGGTGGTGAATTGGTGGGTAAACCTGACCCACCCGCAGCGTCCGGCGCGTGCGCTCTAGGGCGGCCGGCCGGATCAGGCATGAGTGAGTTGCGTCGGACTCGGTATGACCCAAATCCTAGCAATTTGGAAAACCAACTACCAGCACGCTCAACAGCGTTGCCGATACCGCGACCAATGTAGTCGCCTGCCGCCCCGGTGAGAGAGGGTGGCAGTCCATAGCGCCCGCCAAAGGCGGAAGCTGCTGACGACCCAAGACCGCCAAGCGCGTCGGACACATAGCCTCCGCGCCCACCAATCTTGGGTATGGTTTTCTTGATAACAGTTACGGTTCTGGGACGCGAAGCTGCCTTTTGTTTTGTGTGTTTCTTTTTGATTCCTGACATTTCTAAAGTGTGCCCTAATGGCTAGAGTTATGAATTCCACCATCTGTGGTGCCGGAGGGTATTGTTACACAACTGTGAACAGCCTATTGCTGCACAGATAACTTTATTGTGTTCGGCACCTATCAGGTCCTATCTAATTATTTACATATAGCTACAATTGGGGTACTGAAGGGCATTCACGCGGGACTTCCCCCTGGATCTCTGCTCCACGCATGCATCACGCTCCTACGTGGTTACGAGGACACCATGTTAATTGTCTCACGATGTTACATCCGCGTGATAAGGGCGGCTGGACTAGCACCACCAAGTCTTGACACCAGCTGTGTCAACCTCGCACAAGTGTCGGAACACTGGTCCGATGGTCGTGCAGCCTAGCGAAGCTTCCCTGAGCTCGCGTTGGAAGGCTGCAGCCATCGGTTGTGTCCAACCATATGTGTCTGCGAGGAACACAGCCGTGTCAAGGCTGGGTGTGCAGGCCGAGAGGGTCATTTGCCACTCCTCGCGGCCCCCGGCGCGATCGTCAGCGTCGCCGGTGAGTTGAAGAACACGCTCCAGGTAAATGCGGAGCGGTTCGATGAATGAAGCACAAGGCAGCAAGCCAAGTGCAGTGCCACGAACGAGTGTCCGGGGGTGCACATCCATCGGCGGGTCCAGAAAGAACCCGGCTTTGGCGAGAACTTTCCCGACCTTGGGTCCAAAGCACCAACCACCGTGCACAGGGTACAGCCGCATGGAGCAGAACTCCACACGATCATACGAGTTGCGCCAGATGGCGATGCCCTCGAACCCGAGGGCGAGCAGTTTGGTTTTGAAGTCAAAGCGTGTGTGAGCAATAACACACACAGCATCGTCCCCCTGGACGACAAGTCTAACACATCTTCGCATCTTAGCAACACTCCACTTGGTTTGGGTGTGGATGATGTAGCAGTGGAGAAGGATGTTCATGAGTGAGTTGAGTAATGAGGTATACGGGTCGCCCGACTTACGCATGCCTCGCCTCTTATATCGTACACCATGGGTTG